TTTCAGAAATAAATTAAATGAAGTTGCAATATTTAATTCAAACTTAGCTTATGCGACAAGATTGTTTACAGAACATTCAACTTCAAAACAAGAAAAAATTAACATTCTGAAAAGATTTGATGGTGTAGAAACTCTTAAAGAATCAAAAAATCTTTACAAAATTATTAAAGACGAATTAACTCCTTCTACAGGAAAACAAGTTAATGAATCAATCGAAAGAACAATTCAAAAAAGTCCTTCTAATGGTTCTTCAATTAACTTGATTGAGTCAAAAACTTATGAAAATCCTCAATTCCTTAGAATGAAAGATTTAATGTCAAAATTAAAATAAACAATAAACTGCAAACTAAACTAAAAAAAATAGAAAATGGGAGCATTATTAGAATCGGGTCTTGTTGGTAATATTGGTTTGAAACACCTTAAAGTTATCAAAGAAGATACTATCAACAAATGGGATAAATTAGGATTCCTTGAAGGTCTTAGAGGCCACCTAAAAGAAAACGTAGCTCAGTTATATGAAAACCAAGCTTCTTTCTTAATCAATGAAGCAACTTCTGATGGAAGTTCAGGTTCTTTCGAAACTGTTGTATTTCCTATCGTAAGAAGAGTTTTCTCTAAATTGTTAGCTAACGATATCGTATCTGTACAAGCTATGAACTTACCTATTGGTAAATTGTTCTACTTCGTACCTAAAATCCAAGGTTACACTGGTGCTACTTACCCTTCAGGTAACTTCAATGCTGGTGATAGTGGTCAACACTACGCACCTGTAGGAAGTCCTGGTAACTATCCTGGTGATACAAGTGCTGGTTATGGTACAAGTACTGGTGCTTATGCAAAAAATCTTTATGATTTATTCTATGAAGGTAATGAAGCTGCTTTAGACCCTCCTGGTTTATTTGATTATTCAAAAGGTCGTTGGTCTGCTATTACTCAAACAGCTACTGTTCAAGTTTGGAGTAGTGGATTACTTACTGATGCAACATCTCAATATCCAGCAACAACTAACGTAAGAAAAGTAATTATCAAAATGTGTGGATTTGCTGACACTGGTGTTGGTAAACTTATTGCACCTGATGGTAATGAAATTGATACTGAGGCATTCTTATCTGATTTAAGAGTATATGCAACAGCCGCTCAAGCATCTTCACCTTTCAGTGCAACAACTCCTTGTAATGTTATTTACAATGCTGCTGGTACAAGAAACTCATTATTATTCCGTGTTGTAACTCAACAATATGGTAAAGGTATCGTTTCTCCAACTTCAACTAATACTAAAACTACTTGGCCTTCAAATGGTGGTGGTACTTACAATGACATTTGTAGTCAAGATGGTTGTATCTACTTAGAGGTAGACCTTTCTTGTCCAATATGTGCTGATTGTGGTTCTGACTCTTTAGATGGTTACACAGGTACAACTTTGACTGGTACACTTTCAGGTACTGCATTCACAACAGTATTTAGAAGATACGAAGAATTAGAATTTGAAGACAAAATTGGTGAAGTTTCTTTCGACCTTGAATCAGTAACTGTTTCTGTAACTGAAAGAAAATTAAGAGCTCAATGGTCTCCTGAATTAGCACAAGACGTTGCTGCATTCCACAACATCGATGCTGAAGCTGAATTAACTGCTCTTCTTTCTGAGCAAGTTGCAGCTGAAATCGATAGAGAAATCCTACGTGACCTTAGAAAAGGTGCTGCTTGGAATCTAAGATGGGATTACAACGGATGGAGAAGAATTAGTGCTACTACTTCTTACACTCAAAAAGATTGGAATCAAACGTTGATTACTGCTATCAACCAACTTTCTGCTCAAATCCACAAATCAACTCTTAGAGGTGGTGCTAACTGGATTGTTGTGTCTTCTGAGGTTTCTGCAATCTTTGATGACTTGGAATACTTCCACGTATCAAATGCTTCTCCTGACCAAGACCAATACAATATGGGTATTGAAAGAGTAGGTACATTAGCAGGTAGATACCAAGTATATCGTGACCCTTACTTCCCACCTAACCAAGTGTTAATTGGACACAAAGGTACGTCACTTCTTGATACTGGTTACATCTATGCTCCGTATGTTCCACTTCAATTGACTCCAACAATGTATAATCCATTCAACTTTACACCAATCAAAGGTATCATGACTAGATACGCTAAAAAAATGGTGAACAACAGGTTCTATGGAAGAATTACAGTTGATGGTGTTAGAACATTCGACTTACAAGAATTGAGATAATCAATCTTAGTTAATATTGACGAGAGGGACAAGTTTTTGTCCCTTTTTTTTTTATTGATTATTGAAATAATCAACTTTATGTTTATATTTATCTTATATGAAAAAGATACAATTAGATAAACAAATAGTTAACGAAATAATAAGGTTATACAATGACGAAATGTTGGGTAGTCCCAGTATATCCGAAAGATTGGGTATTAATAAACATATTGTATTACGTATATTAAAAGAAAACAATGTGAAAGTTGGTGTCCCTGGTAAAAAGTTCAAAGGAGGTAAAAAAGCCACATATAAAAGAACTTATGAAAAATACAAAGAGAAGAAAACGATTTATCACAAAGAATGGCAAAAAAATAATAGGGATAAATTAAATTCATATCATAAAGAATGGAGAGAAAATAATATTAATAAACATCGAGAAAAAAAACGAGAATATCAAAAACACAAAAGACATACTGACCCAATTTATAAACTCATCTCTAACTTTAGAACTGCAATATACATAGTACTTAAAGAAAACAATTTACAGAAGTACGGACACTACTTTGATATCTTGGGTTACTCACCTGAGGAACTTATTGTACATTTACAAAAACAATTTAACGATGGGATGAATTGGGATAACTATGGTGAGTGGCATATTGACCATATTAAACCAATATCATCGTTTATATTTGAGAGTAGTGGAGATGATGAGTTTAAGAAGTGTTGGTCGTTAGAAAATCTTCAACCAATGTGGGGAATAGAAAATATTAAAAAGGGTAACAAGTTTTCATAGATTAATGATATTTATAAAGAAAGATTTTTATGAATAAGAAGTTATATTTTTTGAATGAATCCGAAAGAGAAAGGATTTTGAATTTACACGAAAACAGAACCAAAAAACAATATCTGACTGAAAATATCTTTTCCGACTTATTTAAAACTTTAGGAACAGGTATTATTACAACAGGTTGGGAAAAATTTCCGTGTGTTGTACAATCTAAAAATGTTAAACCAATTTTAAGAAAGGATAATACAGTTATGTATGATGGAAGTGGTTTTTTATGGTTTGGGAATGGTAGAAGGATGAATAAAACAACTAAAGAAATGTCAACTTATTATTGTGGTACTGATGGAAAGATACAGATTACACCAGTAACAAGTGGAACTAATATTATTGGAATGGGGAAAGTCATAAATAGTGTAAAACCACAAATACCTGAAGTTTTAAAACTTGCAGGTTTGAGTGGTACCGATTTAAGTCAGGAAAACATAAACAAACTTTATGATATATTATCAAAGAAATAGAATATGAAACAAATAAGAATTGATAAAAATGATAAATTAAGAATATTAAGTTTACATAACAAAAATATTTTGGCTGAACAAACAACAGAAAATAAATCTATCGCAGATATTCAAAAACTTTTGGGGTTAAAAGATGATAATCAGTTCGGGCCACAAACCTTAGCCGCAATTAAAACTAAGTTAGGACAACCTGATAAAGTGACAACAACACCTACTATAACGACAAGTTCTACTGAGACAACTAAAACAGATTTACCAAGTGACTTTGGACAAATTAAACCAATAGAAATGTCACAAATGAAAGTTGGGGCATTAACTACTGATGGTGGTAAAGTGACTGGGGTCGCAACTTCAACAGTTCAAGGTAAACCTGAGGAAAATGCTTCAGATGCTATAGATTCTAAGAATCCTTAGTTTCTTTACTGGAGAGTATTCTAATAGATTTTGAAATTACTTCAACTTCACCAATTGAATATACACCTGACATATATGCGTATTTTACAGCTTGTACTAACATAAAGATTGCTTGTTCTCTATCCATTACATCGAGTAATGTTTGTAAGTGGTCATCAGTTAATAAAGGAACACTATTAAATAATTTACCGAATAATTCTTTTTCTTCCATAAAAATAATATACAAATGATAGATAAGATTGTCAAGAAATTAAAACAAGAGATTTTAAAAGAAGCCACTTCAGATTCAAGTGGAGCTCGTGGTTCATTTGTTGTACCATTGAGACCAGGAAAAAGAATATTTGATAAATCACAACTTGCACCTTTTAATGAACCCGCATCCAAATATTTTAGTCAGAAATTGGCAACAGATAGTTATGATGGGTCAATGGAGACACCAAAAAAAGAAATAAAAAAATTAGAATCAATCGCAAAAAAGGTATCAATATATGCAAAAAATAATCCTGTAAGAAATGATGATGATGGTGATGTAATTAATCCATTTCCAGGTCACAAAATCAAAAGACCATCAAAAAATGAAATTAACCAACCATTCAACAAAACAATTAAAGAGGTAACCTCAGGTTATGGTGGTGAGTACAATGCACCCATAGAATTGGGTATGAAAAAATGGAAAAAAGAATCTTTAGCCCCATTTACAGAATTTGTTGATACTGAAGTTAATAACAAAAGTATTAAATCAACTACCAAGGATAATATCAAACGTGTAGTTGGAATGTGGGAAAAGGGTAATGACAATACTTACAAGATTGATACCCACAATGTTCACACAATGAATGAATGGAGTTATGAAGAAGCCCCAATTTTGACTGAAGATTTGGCCGTATGGTTTGGAACAAAGAAAAAACCCAAGGGGTCAAAACAACCTAAAGGACCTTGGGTTAACATATGTAGAAAAGTAGATGGTAAACATCCTCCTTGTGGAAGAAGTGAAGCTGATACAAAAGGATATCCCAAATGTAGAGCAGCTGGTGTTGCTGGTAAAATGAGCGCATCTCAGAAACAAGCAGCTTGTGCTCAGAAACGTAGGGCTGAAAAGAAAGACCCAAAGTTAGGTACTGGTAACAAACCTACGATGACATCATACAAACCAAAGAAAAAATAATTATTTAGAAGGGGTTAAATCAGATAGTGATTTAACCTTTTTTATTATGTTTTCTAATGAGTGTTCTATTTGTGACATTATTTGGTCTTCGTACTCTTGTCTAATTGTTTCCACTTTTCCATCATACATTTTTGATAATCTTTCCCAATTTCTATCACCAACAACAACATCATAGTGGTACACGTGATTTGTGATACTGATTGTTCCGTGGTCTAAGATGCAAAACAAATCTAATTCTGCATTTTTGATATAACGTTTTCCACTTAAAGGTGCTAACAAGAATTTTGATTCGGGATGTGTAATAAGTGAACGAGCAATTGACATACACATTTTTTGGGTTTCTGAGATTTTTTCTTTTTTGGCTACACTTTTACTATTCCAAGTTAACCATTTGACATAGATTCTTTTTGTGATTCGTTTGATGAACTTTTCCATATGATTGTTTATTTTTTGATTGAGTACAAATATATGGATAGGTTTTGATAAAACAAAAAAAAAGGTAGAAAATAATTCTACCTTTTTAATAATTTATAATTTAACAATAAGGTGGGGAACAACGTTTCTTTCCATCTAATCCTTTCATTTTACCTTTACAAACTTGAACGGCAAAACCGTTCGCATAAGCGGAGGGGTACACTTTGAATTTGGATTTAGCTGCAGCTTTTCCTCGACTACATAGTTTTGTACCAGTTTTCTTTTTCCCTTCCATCATAACCATTTCTTCGTCTTCTTCATAGTCATCATATTGAGTTTCATTCATCATAAAATCAAATACCTGACTTAGATTTTCTTTTGCTACTGTTATATGGTCATCAGCCCAATCGTGACCACCTTTTAGGATAGCTTCAACTTCCATAGGGTCTAACTCTAATAATAATTGAGCTTGTCTTATCATTTGTTCTAAGTTTGAAAAGAACATATAGTTTTGGATTTGTCCATAATCCTTTTCATTAACTATTTTTTTAACTAAGTTGTTAAGTTGTGATTCTGTAATTCTCATATTTTTTTAATTATTTAATCCATTAGGTCCTCCCAAAACAACTGCGTTCATTTGGATGACAGGTTTATTTTGGGCATCAGACCAAACTGGATGAGGTGTTTGGACTGTACGAGTAGTACCAGAACACTCAACACAAAGTAAATATTCTGTGTTTGCACTTGTGGCACTTAATGGGTAAGTATATGTAGGCATATTTTTTATTTATAAATATCGTTGTTTAATTATTAAGACCATTATGTCCTCCTAATGTTACTGCATTTAGTTGTATTACTGCTTGTCCTTGACCATTTGTCCAAGTTGGGTGTGGTGCTGTAACGGTCGTAGTTGTATATCCACTTCCATCGTAACACACATTACAAATAGCCGATTCCGTACCTGCTGAAAAACCATATAAACAAGTGTCACAATCAGGAAAAGACGCTGTACTAAGAAACTCTAATGTATAGAAAGTAGTAAGAAGATAATCCTCAAGTGAAATTTGACCAAAGGTTCTGACTTTGAAACAACCAACAAAACTATCATATCTACCTGTTGCTCTAATAAAATAAGCACTCTCAATAGTTGGAATTTCCCCAAATTCTGATATGTCAACAGACAAAATGGTTGCACTATCACAAGATTCTAATTGAACAATCGTATAATTATTAACTAAACATTCATAACAAGAATTATATATTGTATTTGCAGTAATTGATGCCATAGGGTCATCAACATCTGTTATTGTTAAACAAACCCTCGTTGCTAAATTTGGGTCTGGGTCATTCCACGCTGATACTATATCACCATTTACCAATGCTAATCCATTGAAAAAAACTGAATCTGTACTTAATATATCCTGACACTGAATACTATTTGCCATATTTTTTAGTTATAATAATTATTTATAGTTCACAATTTGGAACTTGATTTGTCTTTTATAAGTATTAACCTCCCCACTACTTTCAACTTTAATATCAATAAAGTATTCATTTGGTATTTTATCTCTGGTATCAAATATAAAGTAGTATTCATTTGGAGTTCTGTTAATTGCTGTCCAATCTTGAACTTGGACTTCTGTTTGTCCCTCTCTGACATATACACGATAGTAAGCACTTACTTTTGGTAATAATCTGTTTGTGGTATATGCTTGTTTGATAATAACCCCAACCTTTCTAATGTCTGTATTAAATATTTTTTCATCTTGTTTGATACCATAATAATCAAAACCATATATTTTGGGGTCAACTGAGTTTGTTCCAATTGTAAATGTGTTTTTGAATGGTTGGAGTGTAAAGTCATTAAGTACGTTAGGTAGTGGGAATCCATTATAAAATAGATTTGTCCATCTATCAGAGAATGTACAAGGAGTTTTGTAACCAATAAGTGGCGGTATAACAACTTCGTAAACACCTTGTGTTCTTTGACAACCAGTGATAGCTGATAAACTTGGAATAACATTACCACTATTATCCAATATTGAAACTATTGGATTTGAATCTAAATTAATTGGATTACCATCTTCATATAGA